CTGTTTTTTTGCCAAAGTATCCGATTATAGTTTTACCCTTTGCGGCTACCCACGGGCGGGTGCGACGCCCTTGCAGTTTGTAAACCGTACCTGTGCCGTTCGCCCGCTTCAACGCTTTCTTCGGCGCTGCCTCCTGCTTTTTCCCACACCAACAGCAGAACACAGAACCGGCAGGGATTTCTTTTTTACACTTGATGCACTCCATGTTTCCCACCACGTTCTTTTCGGATTGCATAGAAAGTAATTGCCGAAGCCAGCGCTGAACCTACGATCAGGGCAATGCAAATCCATGCAGCTACGGACAAATCTCCATCGCGAATGAGGCCTGCGTTCCGACTCTGCGCATCCGTCACAAGGCAGGCAATCAGAGAAAAGGAGAGCAGCATACAAAACAGGGCGAGAACGTAGCGCATTGTATGTGTAGACTTTATCTGTGCACTTTGCGCGGCCGCTGTTGCCTCCAGCTTGGCGTTTTCAAGCTCGATATGATGGATCTGCTTGGTCAGCTTTTCCGGGCTTCCGACGGGATTTTCAAGGCCGAACAGCTCGTCGAGCGATAAGCCAAGCGCTTTACATATTGCGGCCGAGTTATAAAGCCGTGGATCCGCTTGTGTTCCAGCATATAATCGGCTCACGGTGGAGAAGGAAACTCCGGACTTTTCCGACAGCTCCTCCAGCGTCATTCCGCTGTGATCTTTCGCATTTCTGATTTTCCCATGATACGCGCCGATAAACGGCGCGAGTTCCTGTATTGCGGACATTGATGCGCCTCCAATCGCAGATTGTATTGTTATTTCTTACATTTTCCGTGTTAAAACGCAAACTATGAGAAGAAAACGCAAAACTCGGGCTTTTCTTACAAACATTATCTGGTACAATAAAAACGTAGCAGATAGTTTCTGAATCCGGCATCTGCTGAAATGGCCCCAACGTATGTTCAAGATACGATGGGGCCGGTCAAACCGAATATTATATCAAATCATCAGTCCCATAAACGGTACACCATCGGATTCCTGATTCCCAAAAATAACGCGGTCTGTTTGTTCATAATACCATGTTGATTTTTAGAACAATCGTTCTATAATAAATGACAGGAGGAAAAAATATGGAGTGCATCAACATCCGGGTAAACAATGGGAGGGTCGACGTGACGGTCGACGGCGCGAAGCTGACAGATGTGCATAGCGTCAGCGTGGACTACATCAAGGGCATTCCGCTCCTGTTTGCCTGCGTCGCCGACGTAGGCGAGGAACGGGACGAACGCCGGGGGCCGCGTGTGCTGAATTAAGAAAGGACGGAATATCTATGTGGTTAAAAATTGCTGAAATTGCGTTGCTTGCTGCACTTGCCGCAGATCTCTTATTGCTTCTGATACTGTGCGCAAAGGAGAAAGCGGCGGAAAAAGAAATAAAAGAAATGCTTGGGGAAGAGGGATTCCAACAGTATATCTTGGAGATCGAGCAGGAAAAGAAAATTAAAAGAAAGAAAAAATGCCCGTAAGATACTAGGAAACGGCGATCAATGCCCTCTATTACATATCATAGTACAACCTACAGGAAATAACAATTGGAATAATCAACGAAAAACGGCAAGATGTTTTGTGA